TCGGGTGCCGTGTCTGTAGAGGAAGATCAAAATGCAAAAGACCCTACAGTAAACGTATCTGTAGCCTCTGGCGTAGTAGCAGTCGGCTCTCCTAACGTTATACAGCTCACTAAGAAAAAGAAGGGAGTTAATACTACAATCGTTTCTGATAACAACATTAATATTGAGCCTAGAGAGAGTGTTGAAAGCACAAAAGGTGGCAACATCTCATTTAAGCCCGGTGATGATATCGAGTTCTGCTCGCATCACAGACTTGCAGACAATCAAGATGAAGTTTCTATAAAGGTTATTAACGGTAACGACGAGCCTGTTAAACTTCAGTTGAATGCAGCTGAGATGACTCTTACTACGAAAAATAAGACTGGTAACGATTCGAATGTATTTGATATCAATATAAACAGTGCAAAGAATACCAAGGGTTATTTGAAGGTACGTGCACAAGCTATTGATCTTCGTTGTGAGGATCACGGCGGTATTGCTCTTTAGCCAAAAGGCTCTGATGGATAGGGCCACATGAATAAGATTAAGTTTGAGCACGGTGGTGGCGATGGCCTTGAGTTTGGTACATTCAATACGGAGCATACTTCTCTGTTTACAGGCGACTATAGATTCAACAAAAACGGGATCATTCGTCTTGCTACTCGTACTACAGAACCTTCAGATAAAGCTGATGCAAATGACGCAACGACTACTTATAAGTACGTAAAAGCTTCTGATGATTTCTACGATAATATCGATGCAAATGATCCTACATGTACTTGGGAGGATATCGTGAAGTTTATAGCTTGGGCTAAAGCTAATAATCAAGGTCCATTTGCTGTATAATTAATATAATACTGCCATGGGTATATATATACAAAACAAACCAGTAGCCCATATATACTACCATAAAATACCTATCTTGGAAGTATATATTGGTGATAAACAAGTATGGCCTGGTTATATATTAGAAGTACCTTCTTGTTACGCAAGCGGTTATTGGCAGGATCAATACCCTTGGACAGAAGATACACCTTGGAAAGATTAAACACATAACACATGTAGACATATAATGGTAAAATTAACGAGTTCGTCGACTGGGTATCTGGAGATAACTCGTTTACAGGACAAAACGAAACAGATGGCATGCAAGTGTCTGGCGCCTCTATTAGACAGCTACTGCAAAGTAGAATGAAGGAGCCATTCGTCATGAAGGAAGATCCTACCAATAATAAGTATAGGATGTTCTCAAGTGAAGAAGCATATGCTATGTGGCTTGAAAATCCTGCAGATAATCAGGATCTAGAGTTGTTTAGCTTTGCACGTCCTAGCGATTATAAACTTGACCTTACAGCTACAGATAGCGATGGCTTTAACAACAAGTTTATTCGTGAAGGAGATTCAAACGGCAACGGTTCAAGAATTGCTTTCCATTGGAGTATTTACAATGATGAAGGTGAGTCTTCCGATAGCCTTTCTGTAAAATATACAATTAGTAATACATCCTCTGGATTTAGTACAAGCTTTACTCGTTGGTATAACAAATCAGATGCAGATCCTAATTTTAGTATATATGAGTACTTGCAACCTGGAGAAAACGTAATAAGTATAGAAGCAAAAGGTTCTTCTACTGGTGCTCGTAATAACCGTACCTTTACTATTGTTCTTCTTTAGGTAAATGTCACAAGTACTTTTAGGTTCTACGAGAAGTTCTCTCCACAGCAAGCTATTTAGATTCCTTACGTATTTGAACGTAATAATACTTCAGGTACAACAAAGATCTACTTTAGAATTGATAATGGAGGTTCTGGTCTTCAAGTTTCAAGAGATGTTGTACTAGATGGACCTACACGTGTAGTAGAAACTCAGCGTATGCAAGTTTCTCTTGCAGAAGGTTAGCACTCCTTACAAATATGGGCTGAAGCTAAATACAACGATGGTCAAACTACAGTAAAGAGTAATCTGCTGTATTATACATTTACAGTAGGATCTAGTGTTGTTGGTAGTACAGGTAAGTTTATTAATATTGCTAGTTCATTTACTAGTGGTGACTTCCCACTCAGCAGTTTGATGCTGCATGCTACACAATATGAACCATCTACTCTTGATTGGAGTTACTATACCGATAGTTTGCAGACCAATACATCTATTCCTGTAACATGGAAGTTGATGAGAGGATTGGATGATGCCAATCCAATTGCACTTGGAGATATTACTGCAAACAATCAAGAGCGTGCAGCAGTATTATCATTTGTTCCTACTATATATACACAAGATGGAACTGATACATATCTGGCTGCATACTTTAGAAATACATTGTTGAATGCTATTCCTATCTATATAACAAAGAATAACAAGATCAACATAAACGAGACAGATTTCTATGAGGCTAAGATGTCCGCATATGGTAAAACTAATAGTAGTTCTACTAAGGATACTTGGACTGATGAGACCGGTCAAGTTACAACACAATTCAATAATATTTCTTGGAATACTAATTCAGGTTGGTATGAAAATAGCTTCCGCACAGTAGGACAATCTGAAAGTGCTGTTATAAGTATACAACCATTCTCAAACTTTGATTTTATAAAAGGTAAAACGATTGAGATTGAATTTGAATCTGAGAAAGTTGCTGATGACGACGACAAGCTTATCGTAATAGGTAACCCACAAGCGGCTCGTATTGAAATTACTCCAGATACAGCCACATTGTATGGCAATGCAAATACAGAAGTTGTTCATACAAACTATAAGTCTAATGAGAGAATTAAATTGTCTTTCATTATCAATGCTGTTCCAGAGAATAGTCAAGACCGTACAGTAGAATCAGGACTCGCATATATTGTAAACAACGGTATTCTCGAGCGTGCTGCTATCGCTTCAGGTCAAGCATTTAATACAAGCGGTGGTATTACTATCGGAGGATCTGATTCAGGAGTACGAGTATATACTATTCGTATATATGACTATTCTATTAGTTATTCAGATGCTTACAATAATTTTGTATACGATAGTCCAGACAAAGCTGTAATAGCTAGTCGCAATGATATTCTTAATGCTAGCGGTGAGATTGATTTTGACCTTTGTAAGAATAGAATAGATACTATACTTATAACAGGTAACCTTTCTAACATACTTAGCGGTCAAACAGATAAGAAGGGCTCCACTACAGATGTAACTATCGAGCGTTTCTGTCCTTCGGACTCAACTAAGAATTTTAAGATTGTTGGAGCACAGATTAGAAAACACGGACAGTCTACATTGAACTATCCTATTACTTCTATGAAGTTCTGGCTTAATAAGTCTAAGAATGGTGCTGTCCCAACATGGGAACTTACTCAGCAAGAAGATCTTCTGTTGAATAAGAACAGATATGTAATGAAGGCTGCTGATGATCAAGGTAAGGCTTCTATTCCTGCTAACAAGTTCGTTCTTCAAGCTAACTATGCTGATTCATCAGGTGTACACAATGGATCATTACAGCGTCTTATACAAAAGACGTGGTTTAATGCAAACATTGATGGAGAATATAGACTTAGAACAGCTCCGCAATTGTTTAGTACAAACCAACTTGTTCATCACAATAACGCCGACTTAAACGAGACTGGAAATGCAGTTTGGACTGAAGGATATGGTCAACGTAATAGATACGACAGTAATGGTAATATTACGTTATCTGAGAATGTACAGTGGGGAAATGTAACAGATTCTGCATTCCCTTATGACATACGTATTGCTCCAGATTCATTCCCTTGTGCAGTATTCTATTATGATGAGCAAGGTGCACAGAAGAGAATATTCCTTGGTCAGTATGTATTTATGGACGATAAGAAGTCTGACTATATATACGGAGAGCGTAGTATTTATGCTGTACCTAAGGATCCTTTCTGTCTTACTAACACTTATAAAAGTCAGGATACTAAGGCTAATCGTCGTTGGGATAACAAAGATGTATTACAGATAGAGGTACTTAGCTCTAATACTCAATATTCATCTTATATGACGCACGATTCTCGATTTGAGCAAGTGCTTAATATTGAGAAACTTGATAATCAAGGTAATCCTACAGGAGAGTATGACCGTATGTGGGGATGGGAGCAAGCATTTGAGCTTATCTTCCCAGATGAAGATGATATCCTTAAAGTAAAAGATGCTCAGGGAAATAAGATTACTCAGGATAAGTTTAGTACATCTTCTAACTTCTATCTTAAGACTAAGCCTTTCATAGACTTCCACGCTTGGGTAGTAAGTACGTATGGTAATCAACAGAAGTTCCAACAAGAAGCAGCACAACACCTTGACTTGTACAAGATGGCGGCTTATTATATTTTCTGTCTGCGTTTTGGACTTGTCGACTCTATGGAGCGTAACGCTCAGTTGAAAACTTATGACGGTCAACACTGGCATTATGAACCTTGGGATATGGATATCGCTCTTGGTAACAAGAACGACGGTGGTATCGCATATGAACCTCCTATTGATCGTAATACAAAACTTCCTGGATCTGTAACGACATATGCATTCTCTGGTAGAAGTGCTAATGATCAGGGCGAGGTTGTAACATCTAACTGGTTGTTTGATGCTCTTGAGAATTGGAATTACTGGGCAAATACAATTGTTCCAAAGGTAGCAGATGCCCTGTATAATGCAGGACTTACTTATGATAATGTATCTGCCATGTTCGATCAAAGCTATGCATCTGCATGGTGTGAGTTGATGTACAACAAGTCAGGATTCTTCAAGTATATTGAATCTGGTAATGGTGACCCAACATGGCTTAGCTGGTTACAGGGTTCTCGTATGACACACCGTCATTGGTGGTTGAGTAACTCAATGGACTATTACGATGCCAAATGGTTCTGTGGTGATTATAAGAGTCACTATATCTATGTACGTGCAAACGTAACAGAAGGGTCTAATTAGGTTATCAGAATTACTCCTACTAAAGATACATATATGAGTATCTACAAGGAAGGTGCTCCTTGGGGTCCTACGTTGAATGTATCTAAATCTAACATCTTTACTCATAACATGGGTACTGGATATGGTGAGCTTGCTGGTGGTTCTAACACTAAGAACCCTATCACTATATATGGTGCTAACTTTATGGAGGAGATTGATCTCAGTGAGATCGCTCTTGGACTTGATGGTGTAACTCTCGATGGTGCATATTCAGAAGTACTTGGTTCTCCGATTAAGAGCCTCAACGTAGGCATAGCAATATCTGGATCAGATGATACTTATACTGGTACAGTTGGTGTACTTGGATGTCAAATACAAGCTACTGCTGCTACACTTGAGAATCTGCAGTCACTTAACATTCGTGGCCAACAGAATCAAACAGATACTAATGCATTTATCTATAATAATAACCTTACAGAGTTGTCACAGGTACTTGCAATGGGTTCTGGTTTGACTAACTTCTATAGTTCTGAATCAGGTAATACATTCTCTAAGATTGAGCTTCCTGATAGTGTATATAGATTCTATGTAAATAATTCTTCTTGGAGTACTTTGGAGTTCTGGCACAGCGAAATAGGTTAGGCTAATGCAGCTACATTTACTAAGTGTTCAGGAATTCCTACTACAGTACACGAAGTATCTTTGCTTGGTACTACTGGTAAGACACCAGAATCAATTCAGTTTGTAAGAAGTTGGATAAACAACATTGAAGCTGCAGGCGAATCGTTCGGCGACTATACTCTTGCGATGGATAAAATCGATTGGCGAGATAGTACAGTGGGTAACGAAAACCTTCTTACATACGAAGAGTTATAGAAACTTGCTCAGTTTAACGGTGCGAATAATCTTAAAGGATACATAATACTTAAGGATACAGGTCTTGAGCTTACATCACAGCAGTTAACAAACATCAAGTCTTGGTTTGGCGATACCGTATTTACCAAGAATTCTTCTGGCCTTGTAATAGACCACAAAAAGAATTACGTACAGATTAATATTGGTGGAGATATAATTGTAGACAGCCAAGGAAATGTATCACTTGAAGAAGGTAAGACGGCTTCTTTGAACGCTACTAGATTTTCACTGGCTGAAGATGATATTACGCAATACACGTGGTCTATCGGCCCAGTAGGTAGTGTGGAATCTTACGGTAGATACAACGGACTTACTGTAATATAGCAGGACGCTAGTATTGATGGAATTGCTTATATAACATCTACTCAATCTAGAGTTGGACAAGACTACGATGTACAAATTACATGTTCTGTAGAAGGTGTTAATTACACTACTACACTTCACGTAATAGCTGCTACTTATCCTACAACAATGTATATCAATACTGTTAACCAAGGACTTATTGCTCCTAGAACAGTGGCAAATTATATTGGGTTATATCAAAGTGGTCAGGCTGTAAATATGTACGTTACATCAAACGAAACATACACAGGCAAAATCAATAAGGTTACTTATACCATAACAAGAAATATAGACGGTGCTTCTGTACAATATATTGCTGGTGGCAGTACGTCTGATCTTGATAATCTACATGATGATTATATTTCAGTAACCGCTAACAATGATAAAACAGGATTGATAATATCTTCAGATAGTGCCATGCCTGCAGATGAGTCATCTTATTTCTATACCATTACAGCTGTTGTAAGATTTATTTCTGGGCTTGAAAGAACCACCACATATACGTTAGTTATATCTGATGATGGTACACCAATTGTTTCTAGCAATCAAGTGATGTTCAATGCAGTAAATGATGCATTTACAACACAAACCGGATCTTCTATCGGTAGAAATTATTTCTATAAAGTAGACCTAATGGTACTTACTGGCACAATAGACTTTACATCTTATGCTGCTACGTTACCGAATCTTGTAACAAGTAATAGTTCTTATTTGTTTAAGTACTTACCTAACGTTACAGGTATTATACTTGATGGATGTAATATTACCAACACAGCAAATAATATACAAGGTGACGATAAGCGTCAGTTCTTATTCGATAACATGGTCAACCTTAGGGTGTTGTCTATACAAAATTGCACAGGTTTGACTGGTAATATTGATCTTACAATGTGTCCTGAGATTACTTAGGTTGATGCTAGTGGTACTGCGGTTAACGTGTTAATTCCTATAGGTACTAAAATTACTAAATATGAGCTTGGTACACCTACTGCTGTAAGTCTTATTAATCCTACATCAATTAATCCTAATAATGTTGTAGTAGACTCTTCTAGCAGCATTAATTCTATTGACCTGGTTAATATTCCTAACAATAAGACGTTTACGGCACTTACTAAAATAATGAACTGGTCATGACACATTTGAGAATAGAATAGAATACAAGTTCGATAGAACAAGTTGATAATGTTGTAATATCGAAATTATATGAGCTTGTAGAGTCTAATTTATTGGATCAATCTAGTAATTTACAAGGACGACTACATACAACAGCAACATATTAGAAATTTATAGATGGTATAAGAAACAAATATCCAGAATTATATATAAATAGTGATAAATATTATTTATATTTAGGAGATCCCACATTTACTGCCATACTGGCTAATGCGTATGGAGATGGTTATGGTTGCGCATTAAGCGATTTGTAGAGTGTGACTGATAAATGGGAGTAGGTAGTACGTAATAAATTTGTTGGAAATACCCAAATAACAGATGCTACAGGAATGAAATATTTTACATCTCTAAATTGGGCAGCAAGTTCACCTGAGAATCAAGATGGATTTAGAAATTGTACTAATCTACAAAGAGTTGAACTACCAGAAGGTTTGACTTATTTACACTGCTCACATACCTATGAGAGCTATGGATTTTTTAGAAACTGTTCAAGTTTGGAGTATGTAAAATTACCTAGTACTTTAAAAACAATTGGTGAGAGGTCCTTCGATCAATGTAGCTCATTGTCTAGTATAGAAATTCCATATGGAGTTACAAAAATAAGCAATAATGCTTTTTCTGGAACAAATTTATCTGAAATAGAAATACCAGAAACAGTTACACACCTCGGTATGACTATTTTCAGTAATTCTAAATTAACAAGTTTGCATATACCATCTAGTGTTGAAACAATGTCTGGTGGGTTGGTAACAGGATGTCCTATTACATCAGTTACATTTGATCAATCTTCAGGTAACGATCTTACGTTTAATACTGCAAATACGTACGGAACAGGAGGATTAACACAGATGAGTAGTCCAATTAGTATTACAGAATTAGATTTTCCGAGTAGGTTAATCTATCTAGGATAGCATTTCTTTAGAGGATGTACACAGTTGGCTAGATTGATATTTAGATCGACTACACCTCCAACCATTTAGAATGATGATTTTGGATTTGCAAATACTCCAACGATATATGTTCCAGATAGCGCTGTTAGCACATACTAGGCAACTTCACCGTATTCAAATTATACAATTCATCCAATAAGTGAGTTGTCTTCTTAATATAATATAACAGAACCCTAACTGTATAAAATAGGGATTGCGTGGTTAACTTAGTGGTAAAGCACTAGCGGACTTAGCGGCCCTAGAATCAGAGGTTCGATTCCTCTGCCACGCGCAACATGTACTACTTGGTAATAGAAAGCTCAGTATTGGTAGAGCAGCGAGGAATAAGACTAACTCGTATGAGCAGCGGGTCGGAGCCGCCCTATTACCTAACCACCTGTCTTGTGAGGAAGTAGTACAACAAACACAGTTCCCGCGCTGTAATGCGGATTATCAACAACAACTATTAATTATCAACAATTTAAACTATGGAAAGTTCAAAAATCATGATGTTCCCTGAGATGGGAAGTAATAACGGTATTGATCCAAACATAATATTTTATGTTCGATATAAAAGGTGATAGAATATCTCTCAACACTGAAGACTTAGCCATACCTCCTTTTAAAAATTATTACAATGAGGCAAAAGATAAGTCTTTGGCGTTGAAGGAGATAGAATACATAGTATGGCTGCACAAATGGAATACTCCATATGAAGCATATCCTATAGATCAGAGAGCTTCAATTGTAGCTAAAGACGTATTTAAAGATGAAAAATATGTACCTACTGCAGAAGTAAAAGAGCTAGCAAAACGTTTTTGTGAGTTTCAAGAGACTCCCGGAACAAGGTTGCTGAGCGCTTCGTAGACAGCAGCAGAGGGGCTTATAGCTGCCCTAAATGACTACTCGTAGGGTAATATGGATATAGATACTGCAATTAAGGTTACGCGTATCTTAAAAGATGTTGGTAATATTGTTAAGTCTTTGGACATAGCTATGAAACAAGCTAAGGCTGAGTAGTTGGAGACTGGTAGAATAAAAGGTGGAGGCGTAATAGGTCTCTACGAAATGTAAAAATATACAACATGGAAAAAAAGGTTTTACTCAAAGATCTTGTAAGTACTGGTACTCACATTCGTACAACAGTTATACCGAAGGCTGTAATATCAGATAACGGCGAGCACCAGATTGCTGAATTCTGGGATGCTAATAAGACTATTGACGTTATTGTAAATAATTCACATAAACAACACGATAACATTCGTGAAGTAGATGAATACACACATAATATTGATTCTAGACTCAATGCTGAAATAAATAGAGCTAAACAAGCAGAAGATGTAGGTATGCTTACAGATCCTACTACTGGTGAAGAGCATAAAGCTACTATAAAAGAGTATATCGATCATTAGGATAATACTAAATAGGATACTCTTGTTTCAGGCATAAATATTAAAACAATAGACGGTCAGTCTATTCTAGGATCGGGTAATATTATAATAGACTATACAGGTTTGTCTAACAAACCTATTATACCAACGGTACCTACAAACGTAAGTGCATTTACTAATGATGCTGGGTACTTGACATCACATCAAGATCTTACGTCCCTTATTAATAGAATTGAAGTTCTTGAAGCAGCTGCTGGAATTAGTCACGAAGAATAAAATAATAAACAATGGAAAAGAAAATAAGACTTGGTATAAAAGGTAAACATCCTTTAAGAGATCTTGCACATTTTGGTACAGATGCAAGACGTCATGCTCATCCTGATGTGCTCATTGGAAACTATCCTCCAAATAGACCATTGTTTAGAGAAGGCGATATTCTTGATGCTAATGCCACATTAAATCTTATTCTTGACAACAAACAAGAAGTAGATGTACAGGATAGTGATCAGGTTAAAAAGAATACTAGAGACATACAAGATAATTATATTACCCTTTCTAGTAAACTTAATGAACTTGAGGATGAGCATAATAGAGATATAGAAGATCTTCAAGACCAAATAGATAACTTTGAAGGTAAAGGAGAAAAAGGTGATCCAGGTCCTCAAGGCCCTCAAGGAGAAAAAGGTGAGAAAGGAGATAAGGGTGATAAAGGTGATCCTGGACAAAGCATAAAAGGCCCTCAAGGTATTCCTGGTCCACAAGGTGAGACAGGTCCTCAAGGTCCTGCTGGTCCTAAAGGTGAAGATGGTATTACTCCGCATATTGGTAATAATGGCAACTGGTTTATAGGAGATACAGATACTGGAGTTGAAGCTCAAGGCCCATAGGGACAAGCTGGTCACGACTTTACATATCTTGATTTTACACCACAGTAGCTAGCAGCATTAAAGGGTCCTAAGGGTGACGATGGCGCAGATGGAATATCTCCGCATATTGGTATGAACGGTAACTGGTTTATCGGGGATATCGATACAGGCGTTAAAGCTAGAGGAAATGATGCTATTAGTCCAATAGTTCGAATAAATTCTACATCACTTGAATGGGAGATATCTACTGATGGCGGTACTACATATACATCTACTGGTGTTAGTGCCAAGGGTCCAAAGGGCGATACTGGAGAACAAGGTGCCCAAGGTCCGGCAGGTGCTACTGGTGCAACAGGTCCAAAAGGAGATACCGGTGCTACTGGCGCATAGGGTATACAAGGACCTCAAGGTATTCAAGGAGAAAGAGGATTACAAGGCGCGCAGGGTCCTACAGGAGCAACTGGAGCTTAGGGTCCTAAAGGAGATAAGGGAGATCAAGGAGATCCATTTGTGATATATAAGAGCTATACTTCTATATCCGACATGAATTCAGACTCTGCTAATGTTCCTGAAAATAAGTTTGTAATTATTTCCAATAATAACGTTTCTGATACAGACAATGGAAAGTTGTATATGTAGACAGCAACCGGATTCAATTACATTTCTACTTTAAGTGGTGCTACAGGAATAAAGGGAGACAAAGGAGATAAGGGAGATACTGGCGACCAAGGACCACAAGGTATACAAGGTCCTGTTGGTCCTCAAGGATAGCAAGGTATCCAAGGAGAACAAGGCCCACAAGGTATTTAGGGACCTAAGGGTGATAAAGGTGACACTGGCGACACTGGTGCTCAAGGTATCTAGGGTATTCAAGGTATTCAAGGCCCTAAGGGAGACAAAGGTGACAAAGGTGATACCGGATCACAAGGAGCTAAAGGAGATGATGGTATAGGAATAAAGAGTATTGTTCAAACTGTTACATCCACTGCAAACGGAGGCGTTAACACGTTTACTGTTACTCTTGATGATGATAGAACAGCTCAGTTTAATGTACGTAATGGAGATTCTACTGATGTAGATGCTTATACTAAATCTGAAGTAGATGATCTTTTGGAGCAGTTACAAGGTTATGTAACATCCAATAAAGGTGCAATGACTGTCGTGTCATATGGAGCTTCTCCTAATACAGTATATATGGCTTATGTATCTATGGATATCACCAATGCTAAGAAAGTTGCAAGTATGTCGTTTACTTGGGAGAATGAGGATACAGGAGTTATATATGGAAACAATCTCCAATATTATGAGGAGGTAACATTCGGAAATACAACTCTTACCAATGTATGGTGTACTCCAGTACAATTTGTACAACCTACTTCTGTAACATATACTGTACTTATGTATGATAGAACTGGTTCATCTATTGGCGATACTAATTATAAACATCAATTCTTACAGACAAATGAATATTTGTCACTGAGAGAACCAGACGAACATACCATATACTTCTTGTGGGATGTTACAGAGGGAGAGACATTCCCAATAACATTCCCGTATATATTACAATAATAAAAGCAATGGTAGACTTTAATAAAAGAATATACAATACTGATAAATTTAGATAGGCGGCCATCTTCTTTTAGGAGAATGGATGTTATACCTTAGCGCCGCGTGGAACAACTGATTATATACAATATTGGGACCGTGAAACGGAGCGCTGTCTAAATGGTTATGTGGCTCCGGATGGAGATGCTATTACAGGATACCATTATTTTTATTTAAATTATTGTCCCATTATGAAACTTGAGGAAGTCGAATATAAAGATCGAGACGGCAATATAAGAACTCGCCGCGAGCGTATCTTTGGCTTCCCAAGGTTCTGGGACGAAGATTATTATTATTTTCATGCAGTAGAACAAGCAGAGATTGAAGGAAAACACATGGCTGTACTTAAATCTCGACAAAGAGGTTATTCGTTTAAAGGGGCCTCCATGCTTGTAAGAAACTACGCATTGATAAAAGGATCTCAAAACTTTGCAGTTGCTTCTGAATAGAAGTATCTAACCGGTGACGGATTGCTCACAAAAGCTTGGCAAATAATGGACTTTATAGATAAGCATACAGAATGGGCAAAACAACGCTTGGTAGGTACTCGAATGGAAAGAGTATCTGGTTTTAAAGTAAAGGATGAATACGGTAAAGAGACTGAACAAGGTTATATGTCGCGTATAGCCGGTATTACTTTGAAGAATGACCCCGAACGTATTCGTGGTACTCGTGGAAGATTGGTACTGTGGGAAGAAGGTGGTAAATTCCCAAATCTACTTACAGCGTGGCGAATAGAACAACCTGCCGTTGAAACAGACGATGGTAAAGCTTTTGGTCTTATGATAGCATTCGGCACAGGTGGTACCGAAGGAGGTAGTTTTGAAGGACTGAAAGAATTGTTCTATAAACCTGAAGCTTATAATGTGCTAAGCTTCCCTAACATATGGGATGATAAAGCTGAAGAAACGCGATGCGGATTCTTTGTTCCGTCTTGGAGTAACATGGAAGGTACCGATGTAAACGGCAACCAACTTATGGATAAAGACGGCAATAGCCTTAAGGATCTAGCAATAGAAGAATTGATGCGCCAACGCAACAAAGTAAAGGAGGGCGGAGCGTCACAAGCATCTATAGATAGATTTATTTCCGAACGTCCTATTAAGCCACAAGAAGCTATACTTGAATTAGGTAAGAATATATTTCCACGTAAGCTATTAATGGATCAATTAACGCGAATTAGAACCAACAAGAAGCTTTAGAATATGAAGCATATAGTTGATCTGGTCTGGGATGGCAATGGCAAAGTTGAAGCAATAGAAAAGAAATCTGGTGATATAACTACTTACCCATTAAAGAAAGATGATAAACCAAGCGGATCAGTAGTCATATGGGAATACCCTATCCCAGATCCCCCATTTGGATTATACATTGGCGGTTGCGACCCGTATGATCACGATGAGTCGTTCACTAACTCCTTAGGATCGACGTTCATATTTAAACGCGTTAAAGCAGGAGAAGCTTGGAATGATGTAATTGTGGCTGAGTATACAGGTCGTCCAGATACTGCGGAAGAGTATTATGAAAACGTGCGTAAGCTACTGATGTTTTATAATGCACGTCTTTTGTTTGAGAATGAACGTAAGGGTATTTACCCTTACTTCACAAACAAACATTGCGACTACCTCTTGGCTGATCAGCCAGATAAAATAATTACGGAAGTCTTTAAGGACAGTAAAGTACAGCGCCGTAAAGGCTGTCACATGACAAAATAGATTAGGGCGTATGGAGAAGGTTTAATTCTCGAATGGCTGATGGAAGAATATGAAGAAGGTCATCCTAATCTAGAAAGAATATACAGCGAACCTTTAATCGAAGAACTTATGATGAATGACGGAGAACGAAATGTAGACCGTCTAATAGCTTTGTGTATGGTTATGATATACAGAGAAGAGTTATATTAGATTAAGGTATCGGCTGCAAAGGAACAAAACAAACAGGTTGAACTCTTCGAAATGCCGTTATTCAGTGACAAATGGTTTGCTGAAGATAATGGTGTACAAGATGATATACCTTTATTTAGCTTTTAATATGAGTGACTTAAGAATAGTAAAAGGAAACACGTTTAAAATAGCGGTAGAAGTCAAGGCGTATAAATACAACGGCGAAGAATTGACGGATTTCAATCTGCAAGATTGTACTAATATTACTGTAACTTCTCATACAAACGGGAGTTCAAAAGAGATAAAACAATTCGAAACGCTAGCCAATAATATACTGCAGATAGAATACAATGGGAGCAGCTTAAAAACAGGCAAATATTCACTAGAAGTGACGGGAAAGCTGAATGATATAGAATGGCGATTTTACGATAAGAAAGCTATATTTACCATTGTAAATACAAACGCAGAAGCCAATATACCCCCACAGTCTATAGTAGCAGATAGTACATATATGATCGATAAATAGAAAGTATATATACTATGTCCAAAAGGAGACAAAGGTGATAAAGGCGATCGTGGAGAATAGGGCCCTCGGGGTCCAATTGGATTACAAGGGCCTAAGGGTGACAGAGGTGATGCAGGACGTGTAGGACCATCTGGACCAGCAGGACCTAAAGGGGATAAAGGAGATAAAGGAGACTCAGGACCATAGGGACCTAAGGGAGATCCTGGACAGGTCGGCCCTAAAGGAGATACAGGTCCTCAAGGAGAACAGGGGCCTGTTGGATAGGCTGGTCCGCAAGGAATTCCAGGACCAAAAGGAGATACTGGAGATACAGGTCCCGCTGGACCTCAAGGACCTCGTGGCGAACAGGGCGCACAAGGAATACAGGGCCCACAAGGAGAATAGGGTCCCAAAGGTGATACAGGGCCTCAAGGCTAGGCTGGACCATAGGGTGAACCAGGTCCTGCTGGGGCTAAGGGTGATACTGGAGAAAAAGGAGAATAGGGTCCACAAGGTGAGCAAGGTATTTAGGGCGAAACTGGTCCACAAGGACCAATTGGTCCTCAGGGACCCGCAGGACCGCAAGGACCTGCATTTACATACGCAGACTTTACTCCAGAACAACTTGCTGCCTTAAAAGGACAAGACGGTACGAATGGCACAAATGGTACTAATGGTGCAGATGGTATTACTCCCACTGTTACTATAACTAGTATATCAAATGGTCATAATGTAGCATTTGATTATGGTTTGGGAGATGCTAGAAATACAAACTTTAATGTAATGGATGGCAGCGTTGCTGGGTAGTTACAAGCAGATTGGAATTAGACAGATAACACTCAGGTTGATTATATTAAAAACAAGCCTACCATTCCATCCGAGGTGACGGAAACTACCGTTGCTAATTGGGGGTTTACTAAAAATACAGGTACATCTACATTTTCAGGATCTTATGAGGACTTGACAGATAAACCTACTATTCCAGCGGCACAAGTACAATCTGATTGGAATGCGTCTAGCGGAATGGGATAGATTTTGAATAAACCTACAATCTTCTCCGGTTCTTATGACGATTTGACAAATAAGCCAGTCATTCCTACTATATGGAATGGAACACAAGCTCAATATGATGCGCTAGCTTCGCATGATTCTAATACTATATATATAATAACAGCATGACAAATACAGAAATTGGAGCAGCAGATAAGATAATGTTGGGTTCAACAGAAGCTGATGCTATGTATATAGGAGATACACTAATATGGCCTATAAATACAGGACCGTTACCTGACGGGTACACTCAACTGGAATATATATCTAGTACAAACGACGGGCATCAATACATTGACCTTGATATAAAATTGTACCAAGTGTTGAATACTCAATACGACATAGCTATGAAGTTTAACATGAGTACAACGCAGAGTGAGAGTTAGGCAACAATGTTTTCAAACCAAGATCCAAACAATAGCCCTTGGCCTGGAGTGTTTATTAGAAGAGATTCGAATAAAAATAGAATTCAAGGCAGGTACATAGGCGGTACTGCAAAAGATAATTATTTTGCCACGCTTGGTACAATTGTTGAACTTCCAGTATAGACTCCACCAAACAAAAATGTTACAAATATATACAACAATGGAAAAACGCACTTATATGGATCATCGTTGTTTTGTGGATTTTCAAATACAAACAACAGTCCGCAAAGATATTGTAATGCTTAGTTGTATTATTTCAAACTGTTTGTAGAAGGTACACTTGTAAGAGATTTAATTCCTTGTAAAGATAGTAATAACGTCGTTGGCATGTACGACGTGGTAAACAATACATTCTATACCTCACCGAATGGCGCTGCATTTGTAGCTGGACCAGAAGTGTGATGTAATAAATAATTAACACAATGGTTAGAGTAGAAGATAATTTATATAACATATCATTCCCTCAACAGAAGTTGCCACTAAAAAAGAAGAATGAACAATGGTAGCATGACTGTGTAAACTTTATCATAGGCGAGGGAGACGTTGTGTCTGGAGGAACATCCAGTTCACGCTTCGGAGAGATATAGACCTACTACAACCTTTATAATTCTATATTTGATGAGAAAGACTTTAAACGAATCACAAACCCGTTTAAAGTGGAAGACGGGTTCCCCGCTACTCCTCAAGATTTCAATATAATAAGGCCTAAGGTGGACCTCCTTATAGGTGAAGAGACAAAGAGGCCGATGAACTTCAGGGTAGTGAGAACATCACAAGAAGCTGCATCAGATATTATGGACAAAGAGAAAGAGATGCTTATGCAGTATATCATGGCATCTATTACTGCTCGAATGAGTCCAGAAGAAGCTCAACAGTTCTAGCAACAGCTACAGAGTGGTGAAGTTATGCCACCAGAAGCTATTGCTAAGTATATGACTAAGGATTATAAAGACGTTGTAGAGAATGCTGCATATCACACTCTCACATACTTAAGGGAAAAACTTAGCTTAGATAACGAATTTATCAAAGGTTGGAAGGATGCTCTTATCGCTGGTGCCGAGATATACTATGTAGGCGTACAGAACGATGAGCCTTATATGGAGAGAGTAAACCCAATGTATTTCTCCTACGATAGAGCACCGGACTTAGAGTTTATAGAAGACGGTTCTTGGTGCTGTAGACGAATGCGTTTACCGGTAGCTGAGATATACGATAGATACTATAATAAGCTTACAGAGAAAGATTTAAATAAGCTTAACGAAATGCTTACAGGACATTCTTCTAATACAATGGGAGATCATGGACCTGTAGATAACTTTGGTGGTGGTATCTAGATGCATATATATGACAATCCAGAATTTGAATCTAAGAGTAGATATGCCATAAACGTATGGCACTGCTGTTGGAAGTCATTCAAAAAGATATACTATGTTACATACTTTGATGAATCTGGTCAAGCGCAAGTAGAAATAGCCGATGAATCATACAAGAAAACAGGAATGGAAATCTCTGTTGAACCAGATTGGATCATCGAGGTTTGGGAGGGGTATCGCGCTGGTTCTGATTTATACTTTGGCATTCAGCCTATTGAATATCAGCACGTATCAATTGATAACCCTAATTCTCAAAAACTTCCCTATTGTGGATGCATTTACTCTAATACCAATAGCCGCCCTAGGTCCTTGGTTAGCATCCTTAAGCCTCTTCAATATATGTATATAGTACTTTGGTACAGATTGGAATTGGCTATAGCAAGAGACAAAGGAAAAGTAGTAAACATGGATATTACCTAGATTCCTAAGTCTATGAACATAACTCCAGATCGCTGGATGCATTATCTGTCTAGCGTGGGTGTAAACTTCATAAATCCTTACGAGGAGGGCTGGAACGTTCCTGGACGTGAG